CCGATCATCTCTCCTCAGTCTGTATTCAATGAGTTCGAGTATTACAGACTTCGGCAGCCTCCGTACGTAGATATGGGAGAGCTCCTGATCGATCGTATGTACTACAAAGAGATCGGACTCTTGACAGGTACGGAATTCGATTGGGAGTGGGATCCAGATTCTCGTAAGATTCTGCTCACCCCTATGCCTACTCGAACACGTAATGCAGCTTACGAGTACAACGTAGACATTACTAAGTTGAGTGAGCTGAAGACAGTTCATCAGACTTGGGCTCTCGAGTACGCTATCGCTCTGTGCAAAGAGATGCTCGGTCGTGTCCGTGGTAAGTTTCAAGGAGTACCAGGACATGATCATCCTCTCACTATGGATCACGATGCACTCCTGAGTGAAGCATCTGCAGAGAAGCAACGATTAGAAGAAGAACTTCTTGCTAAGGCTCGTGCGAGTTGGACGCCTCCGATCAAAGGGTAGTACGAGTACTACATGACCTCTCCTTGTGGCAACCCTTCTCAACTTTTCGCGGATCCTCGGGATGTGCTTACAGATGAGTGTATGGTTGAGGAGATGTATTACTCTCATTTTTCTCGCCACAAGTTACACATTCTTAATCAGTCTCGTGGTACTGACCTGTATGCTGATCCTGCTGCTGAGCCTCTGTACGATCGTTCTCTCGAAATGCCTATGCTCATTAAGTTGGATCCTCAGGAAACTCTACTCCAGAAGTACGGTATCGATCTAAAGAGGGATGCTGTAATCTGGTTCTCTCGAAAGATTTGTGTCGACAGTCAGTACGAGCCTAAGATCGGAGATCGTATCGACTTCACGTATCGTACTGCTGTAGGTGACGTCGTCAACGAGCATTTGATCTTGAACGAGTTCTCTCCGTGGGACTTCCAGAGACAGCTCGTTGACCATTACTCGTACATTGCAGGTGCTGATCGTACTCAGAAAAAGTACAAACCGGATCCTCCGAATAAACCTGCAGATCCTAATCCTCTCGTGTACGATTTGAAGTGCTTGAAGGATTTGTAACTTGGCTAAACCGAAGATCACAGGTACGATTACCAAGAGGGTCTTACCTGCTGACTTCTTCAGTCTCTTTAAGAAGGGTGCTCAGTTAGAAGCTAAAAAGAAAGTATCGATGCTGGCAGAGGACATCGCTCAGGAAGCGAAGAGTATCATGGAGCAGCAAAGATACAAGTGGGTACCACTCTCTGAGAACTACAAGGCTTACAAGAAACGTAAAGGTTTAGATACTCGGATTCTGATCGCTACGAGAGATTACATAGATAACGGAATCGGTACATACAAGAAGAAAGATTACGTATTCGTAGGTCCTCTCCCAGGACGTCATAAGAAATCTAAGTTGACCTACGTTCAGCTATCTCGTTATCTCGAATACGGTACTACGACAATGCCTGCTCGTCCTTTGTGGAGACCCTTGAAGTCTGTGGTCATACGTAAGTCAAAGATCTTACGTGCTGTATACATGAAGGCGATGAGAAAGGCCTTCAAAGATCAACTCCAGAAGAAAGTCAAATCGAGGAAAGTGAAGTGACTGCGATCCCTAATCAGTTCTTGTTGTACGATACAGCAGTAGCTGATTGGGCGACGTTGAACTTCGGCTCGATTCTTTCTGATCCTACTTACCTGACTGTCGGGACTCCAGATCGTGCATTCGCCGAGTACGTTACCCCGACTACGAGGACTCCAAGAGAAGGACGACCTCCTCTACCTCGTTGTGCAATCACGTTGGAAGATCCCGTACTTGAACCTGAGAGGTTCAATCCGAACATTATCAGAAAGCTCGGATACGCATCGTCCAATCGGTCTTCTATCCGGAGAGCTTACTACCCCGTCCCAGTGAAACTCCCGTACACGATCAACTTCTGGACTGAGAAGTATCGTGAGATGAATCTGTTCGAGCAGGTACTGCTCAAAGTCTTCAAGTTCAATTACTTACAGATTCTCGTGGATATCGATTCAATTTCTCCGATTCCTGTATACGGGAAAAAGTATATCGAACTGTATGCAGAGGGTGCTGTAGCGAATACTGGAGATCTAGAGCCTTCTAAAGGTGAACGGTATTTACGACGGACTTTCAACTTCCATGCTAAAGCATGGATCTGGGACTTGGATATCGGAGAGTCCTACTCTCTGAAGGAAGTCCAAGTAGAGACGTACCGAGATGCAAATCTCAGTCTTCTATTTGAGGTTGTTCGAACTCCTCATCGATCTACTCTTGTTACTCTCGTTAACGGTGTCGATACGACGTTCGGCCCGGTAAGCACAGATCGTAAACCTATTATTCCCGGTACGTTCCTCGTGGATGCCACTGTCAGTAGTATCCTCGTACGTGGTATCGACAACGGACAAGGGGTGATCGTAGATCACGCTACAGGCATTGTATCAGGGACGGTCGATTACAGTTCTGGCTCTGTGCAGCTTGTTTACTCTTCTCCGCCTACAGCAGGTACTTTGATCACGACATCATTCTATACGAGTTTGTGAGGTTTGAATGAAGTTCTTCGACATCAAGAATCCTTCTGGGAGTCATTGGAGAGGACCTGTCACTGTCCAGTTGGCAGCACCTGGACGTGGCATGGAAACTGTTACGATTCCTCCTGGTGGGGTTCTCGAAGGTGTTTCTGAAAGTCGGATCTCTGATCATGTTCGATTTCTCACTCGTACAGTTAGAGAGCGTCCTCCTGTGCTCGAGTTGGTAGAAGTCGATCATCTTGCGAGAGTTGCTGCACGAGAGCAAGAGAGGTTAGTCCTGGTGGCTCGTGCTAAGAATATTAAAGTGTCGAGTGTCGCTCCGGTGGCGTCACCTCCTGTCGAGCTTCCAGCAGAAGCATCTATCAAGAAGAAATTTAAGAAGGAAGCAGAAGCTCCTGCGCCTCGCGTAGAGGACTCTGCCACCAGTAACGTCACGAGCAAACCTCAGGAGGACTAAATGCCCGCAGCAGGCGTATTTAAGAAAGAGATCGACCTATCGCTGTATCTCGAGATTGCGTCGGAGTTGAAGTTCGGGGTCGTTGGTCCTTTTTCTCGTGGGCCTATCAATGAACGAGTGTTGATCACGAACGTATCGGCTCTTGAGGGTACCTTCGGTCAGCCTATCGACGATGACGTGCTCTGTCAGCCGTTCTTTGCTCTTCGCGAGTATTTCCGGAATGGCAACCAGGCATACGTTGTTCGTGCAGAGTCCGCAACCTCGCCTGCGCAGTACTCCAAGAGTGCTCTCCGTGGAGCCACGGATGAGTACCTAGCTACGGGGATCAACGGAGCGACTTCGATCCCTGCTACTCGTACCCTCACCTGGGTCGGTTCGACATTCACGACTGCAGGAATCATGGCTGGAGATATCCTCGAGATCCATGACTCTACGACTGCAGGAGACAATGGCTTCTACAAGATTACGCTCGTAGCTGCCACGATCCTTACTGTAGATCGGGACTTCCCTGCAGGGAGTCTCTCGAACCTCGACTTCACCGTCTGGACTGCGAAGAGAGAAGGCGGTGTAGATGGTGTGACCTCGGCCCAAGCGAGTCGTACGTTTACGTCCTCCGCTGCGACATTCTTGACGAATGGTGTGCAGGCTGGAGACGTACTGTACATCAACGATCTGTCTACTGGAGATGATAACGGATTCTATACGATTGAGTCTGTTACCGGTGAGACGACTCTTGTCGTCAATCGATCTTGGAAGTACGGTGGTATGACTGCTCTCACCTTTACGGTGTACGGAGCGAACCACCCGTCGTTGAATGATGGGTCTACTGCTGTTGCTGGTGAGTTCTCGTCGGCCACTGCCCAGTTCCAGAAGCATGCTGTCAAGGCTGGAGACATCCTCGTCATTTCGGATATCTCGACTCCAGCCAACAATGGATCCTATGTTATCTCGGGACTCAAACCTGCTTCTGAAGCCACGACTCTTCTGGTTTCGAATTTGACGTGGCCTGCTGGGTCGTTGTCGAGTTTGACCTATCGAGTGGTCCCTGGGTGTGTCACCTTGTACGGTGAGTCCAAGGGTGCATGGCTTACTGGGTATACTGCGCAGACGAAGCCGAACTCGAATTCGAATACGGACTTCGATCTCGCGGTCTTCGTGGATACGGGTACGTTGCTTGAGACGATGTACAACTTGAATCTGAGCAATGCAGATTCTGAGTTGCTCTCGAATTCGTCTGCTATCCGAGCGACTATCAGCGCTGCTCGACTTGGTCCTGCGATTGGTTATGTCGCTACGTTCCTCGGCGGAAGTAACGGTACTACGGGATTGACGGATGCTGATCTCATCGGCAGTACGGTCACTGGTACCGGTCTCCAAGCATTCCGCAATGTGGAAGAGGTTGAGGTCGATGCCTTGGCTATTCCAGGGTATACCTCTCAGGCGATTGGAGATGCTCTCTTGGCGATGGCTGAGTTTACTCGAGGTGACTGTATGTTCCTCGTCGACTCGCCAGACTATCCAACCGTGAATAGTCCTCAGGACGTTATCGACTGGCACAACGGTGTCGGCGGATTCGGACGTACGTCTGCTCTGAACTCGTCTCACGGTGTCCTGTACTGGCCGTGGTGCTCGATCTCCGATCCGTACTACGATCAAGATCGGTGGACTGCTCCTTCGGGTCATGCGATTGGAGTTTGGGGTCAGTCGGACAATCAGACCAAGCTCTGGTACGCTCCTGCAGGTACTCGACGTGGTCGAGTTGTCGGGGCTTCGGATGTCCGTATGTCTCCTGACCAAGGACAACGGAATGCGATGCAGATCGGAGCGAATGTGAATCCGATCGTGAAGTTCATCCGTGAAGGTATCGTGGTCTACGGACAGAAGACGTTGCTGCGTTCGAGCTCCGCTCTCAATCGTGTGAACGTTCGTAGGATGCTCTTGTTCCTCGAGAGATCGATCCTCCAGATCGCGAAGGACATGGTATTCGAGCCTGGTGATGCTACGACC